AGCGCACTGTTGATCGCCGGCGGCACATCGGCCAGCGTCACCCATTGCCCGACCGGCAGCACCCCAGGCGCGAGAGGCGCGCCCGTTGGCCAGTAGAAACGCCCATCATTACGCAAAATCAAATTGTTGGTCACTGACTGCACCGGTTCGGTCTGGATGCGCAGGGCGCGTGTGCCGGGCCACATCAGGGCAATCAGCCGCTGTCCGCCGGTCGTCCCGCGGTTGAGCAGGTCAGTCAGTTCGCTCAGCGCCGTATAATTCCCCTCCCGGTATTGGCGATCATAGACCCCGCTCGCTTGCTGCACCGCTACGGACACGCCAAATTGGCCCGCCGTCGCCGCAATCTCTGCCATTTGCTGCGTGGTCTCTTGGTAGCCCCAAATTTGAAAGGTCAGGTTGGCGTCCACCTCCCGCCAAGTCCAAACCGCCCCCGTCCATAGTCGTGTGGTCAGCGCCCCGATGCTTAGCTTTTCATCCATCTCGACCACAAAATAGTCTGTATTCGAATTAGACCCAGTGCGCTCGATAACCAGATGATAGGCCGCGCCGTAAGTAAGCGTGGCCGTGCGCGCGAGCAAAAATTCAATGCCCGCCAAGCTATCGCCCACGTCGGCCGCGGCCACCTGCGCACTATCCAAAATTGTCCCACTGGGACCGCCGGCGCTATCGGTCTGTAGCGAAACCTGGAGATAGTCCAAAGGGGCGCCCACCTTGCGGGCCCGGATCACAATCTCGCCCGGCACAAACGATCCGGCGACCAGTGGCGTGAAACGCTGTGCAATTTTCATGCCGTGCGCGACCACGGTCGCGTTGGCACTGGGCGCGGCCTGCGTGGTCGTGGTCGTCACGTGCACAAAATTACCCTGCTTGATGGTGATGGTCGGCCCGACCGCCTCCGCCACGATGGCCCCGCCGAACGTAGTATCGGTGGTGACATGCTGGCTATTCGCGCCGCTAACCACGTGATAGCCACTGTTGTTGGCGCTGCCCGTAATCTGAATGAGCTCATTCGTGCGCAAGTCATCAAGGCCGAAATTGTTGTCCAGGATGTCATTAGCCGCTTGAAAATAAATCGTGTTGCTGCTGTAGTTCACCGCTTCCTTATCGGTGCCATCATCGACCAGGAAGCTACCGTTGTTGGCCGCCAATCCTGAGACTTGAATTCTGCCGCCCGCCGGTAAGCCTGCCCACAGCGCATCGATCTGATAGATGCGCCGCTTTTTAAAGCCGAGCGGCGCCACAAAGCCCCAGCCGAGTACCTGTTCCGCCCCGCCGGCGTTTTGCACGATGCGCCCTTGGGGTTGGGCGTAAAACTGCCAATCGAGCGTGTGGATCCAGCCCCGCCCGTACAGCGTGGCCGTGGCCACGGTGGCCGGCTCATCAATCGAAGGTGGCGCGCTGACGGGCAGGGATAAGGCCGTCAGCAAGGCCGCCTGAAAGGCGGCGGCTGTCGTTGGGCGGCAATCAGCTGCCTGTTCGATTTTCTCTTTCGCACCAAACGTGGCGACGCTAAAATCATCCTGCGCCCAACTCGTCACCCCGGACACCTGTTTGCCCGCTTGTTCATAGGCATAGCGCACGGCGATGCGGTTGGCCATCTGGGTCAGACTGAGCGCCGCCGTTACCGCGCCCGCCGTAATTTCGACTTCATGCACATAGCCGGACCAGCACTCAGTTCGCGCCGCGTTGCGAATGCGCATGGCATAGCGCAGCCAGCCCAAGAGCCGCCACAACGCCTCAATGCTGCCTGTGGCCGTCACCTTGGCTAGGTCAGACCCACCCAGCGTCTGCGCGCCAAACGGCTGCACCGTCCACGCCAGGTTCGGCGGCAAAATGACCGGCAGTTCTGCGCGATCAACAAATTCAACCGAGAAATCGTTCATACCGTGCGCCGCCGTGGGCGATAATAAAGGCGAATGCTCATGGTCGCCGTCGTTGGACTCACGCCGGAATCCGAGTCATAGAGGAAATAGATCCGTTGCAAGGCGTTAGGCCAGACCATAACCGGGCGGCCCATTTGTACGTGGATCGCCGATTTCTGCCCGCCGCTAATCGCGTATGCTTGGCCCAGGCTGCCGTCATCTTCCACATAATCATTGTTCGCAATCGAAAAGCCGAGCTGATACAAATGGCGCAGGCTCTCGGTGGGGGTGAGCTGAATGTAATCGAGCGACAGTAGCGCCGAGGTGTCACAGCGCAAGGCCAAATACAGCGTCAATTGGTCTAGGTTCGTCGCGTCGACCGCGCCGGGCGGAATCGCCAGTTCGCCCAAATCGAGCAGCAGAAAGCCGCTGGTGTCAATCTTTACCTCGACCCCGGTCGCCAAGGGTACCAGCCCATTCGGCTCTTTGATCATCGGCGTCGCGTAGATCGGCGCCGCAGGACTCAAGCGCAAGCGCGCCAGCAGACGGAAGGTGCGTCCGCCGCCATTCATGACGCTGCTGGGCAGCGTCCACAGCATTCCGCCGCCGCTGCCAATGACGGTGATGTTGACATACTGATTATTGCTGGAACTGGAGTCATTGAGCACGGTGCCGCCCGACGAACGGCTTTCGGCCTCCAGAAAGTGCGCGAAGTTTGCCGGGTCACTGTGCGCATTCGTGCTGATATAGAGATTATTGTAATGCTGGTCCGAGCCGCTCGTATTGCGCATGCTAACGCGGACGGGCGCGGGCCCCGAGCCAATTACCTGCGCCGCCGCGACCTGTACCCAGTTGCCGTGGCTGCTGTCCGTCCGGTTGGCGATGGTGACGCCCCCAGCCGTCGGCGTCCCATTGGCTTTTGAGGAAATGGCCAGCTCGGTCTCTGTCGAAGCCTCCCAGCTGCACCCATCGGCCCAGACACGCCGCTTGAGGATGACGCCAAGCCGAATTGCCGCCAGCCCAGTTGGCGTGTCGTAGCGGCGCAAAATCGGCTCATCTGCGCCTAGCACCATACCGTCGAGCAACTCGCTGCGGTAAAGCGCGTCCGCGGCCACCGCCTGATACTCTACATGGACGCGCGTGCCGACGCCTGCTTCGGCGCGCCGGGCGGCCGCTTCAAAGAGCTGCTCGAGGCTACTGATCAGCGCTCGAATCGCTGCCGGCGTCCCGGCCAAATTGACCGTTGCCGTTTCCTCAATGCTCAAATCGCCGCGTTTGGCTGCCGTTGGAAAATAGGTGCAGCCCGTCACGGGGCTGGTTTGGGATAGTTCAATCGTGTTCGTACCATCGGTTACGCGTAAATACATGGTCATTTTCTATTCAGCACCCGCGCCACGCGCCACGCCAATTCCTCGACATCCATGCCGTTATTGATCGTCACTGGCCCAATGTTGATGATGGGCCCGCCTGCCGTCGCCGCGCTCGTCGCCGGCGCGGTTTGCCACGCTGGGATGCGCCGGGCATAGCCGGAATCTGTGACGGGCGGGGTATTATCGCCTCCACTGTCGCCACTGCCGCCTAACCAAGTGGGCAAATGGGGCAAGCTCGGCCAAGTCCAGCTAAACAGCCGATCTAGCCAGGCCGGCATATTGAAATCCGGCCAGACCCAGCGCACCAGTCGCTCGATCCAACTCGGCTGCCCGGGTGGCGTCGGCCAAATCCAGTTGGTCAGGGCCACAATCCACAGCACGGGCGCAATCACGGGGAAGGTCCAGACCAGCAGCTTGGCCACCCATTCGACGGTCGGCAGGCTTGGCCAGACCCACGCCATTAAACTCGTAATCCAGGCGGGTGGAGTGAAGTTGAGCGAAACATCGCCCGCGGCTAATTGCTTAAACCATGTCACTAGGCCAGACACGTAGCTGGTCGCATCGGTTACCCAGCCCTTGAGCGACGTGAACCAAGGACCAATCGCCGCAATCGCCGCCGTTGTGTAGTCACGGATGCCCAAAAAGTTGGTGGACCAGGCCGCGCCCAAGGCGACAATGGCGATCACCACCAAGGTGACCGGCGACATTAGGGCGCCGACCGCGGTCACCAAGGCGCCCAAGGCGACCGTCAAGATCGGCACGCCGGCCGCGAGTGCGGCAATCGTCACAATTGTTGCTTGGGTTTTTGGATCCAAGTTGGCAAACTGCGTAGCTAGGCTCAACAATTTATCGACGAGCGGCGCCCCGGCGTTAGAGGCCGCGAGCAAGGCCGGCCCCAACCCATCACCCAACCGCTGGAGCATCACCTCCATCTTCTCCTTCGCTTGGGCCATAGCGAAGCCGTTGCGGTTGATGCCCTGTGTTTGTGCCTCAAAGGCCGCATCGGTCGCGCCCGCGGCGTTTTTTAGTTGACCTAGCTTGTCGGCATAGGTCTGCGCTTGGCTAGTGGCCAGCAGCGTGGCCAGCCGTTGCCCTTCAGCACTGCTGATGTATTGCTGCAATGGTGCATGGGCTTCAGTGGCAGCCTGCACGATTGCCTTCATTGCCCCCTGATACCCCAATGCCTTTACCATCGCCTCGCCATTTTCGTATCCCAGCTTGTGCATTAGGTCGGTTAAATCTTTAGTGGGAGCATTTAGGGCCTGGAGCGTGCCCTGCATCTGCGTGGCTATTTCGGCAGCGCCGCCAGTGACCCCGGTGGCCGTTGCCATCACCGCGAATAATTCCTCTTGGGAAATCTTTAGATTGTAGGATGCGTTAGCGACTTTGCCGATAGATGCCGCCAACTCAGGGAAAGTCGTTTGACCAAGCTGCACCGTCTTCAAGGCCAAATCGCTCACATGCTGAATGGCGACCGCTGTCGTGTCGCCATAGCCCTTGGTGACCGCCGAGGTTAGATTAATAGCCTCCTTGGTCGTGGCTAGTCCTGCCGCTGCGGCCTTGGCGTTGATCTCCAAATCTTTCATCGTCTCGGCGTTGTCGCCGAACGCGCTTTCAACCTGGTAGAGCCCTTGCGTCATATCGTCGGTGCCCTTGGCAACCTCAATCGCCAAATCCTGCACCCCCGTCTTGAGCTGCTCGACGCGCTGTTGGGTTAGCCCTAAGCTCTGGACATTGGCCATGCCCTCATTTAGTTTCGTTGACGCATCGAGCGCTGCAGCTCCAATCCCGATCAAGGGCGCGGAAATGCCGGCGGTGAGCACGCCGCCCACCTTGGTCATCTCGCCGCCGAAATTATCCAATTTGGCCTTGGCGCTCGCCGTGCCATCATCAAAATCGGCCGAATCTAGGCCGAGCGCCACCATCATTTTACCCAGTAGCATGACTATCCCATCTTAGGCGCAAACGCTGCCCGCAGCTCTTCTAATTTGCGTCGCAATCCCTCGGTGTCAATCTCGTCTGGTGCGACTTCAACGGGACGGTGCCAAGGCAATTGCTGCAGGAACTCAGCCGGTTCATATTCCCCTGCGCCCTCGGCGCGGTGCGCGTTGGCATACATGGCCATCCAAATCGCCCAGCGCACGTCGGCCCGTTCTTCTTCCGGTGGCTCTAGTGCAAAATAAGCCAGCCACTCAGTCAGCTCCGCGGAAGAGACGGAGGAAAGAAACTCACTAACGGTTTTTCCGTGGGCCAGCGCTAAACGGAAGTAGCGCCGTCGCTCTGGCCGCCGTCTAAATTTTCCGTTACCTCGTCCATTTCTTCCTCGGTCATGCCGGCCAGCTTCATCCAGGCGGTAAAACAGCGGTCCAAAGCTGCGCCGCTTTTCTGGCCGAGTCCAATCACATCGGCGTCCGTAAACAACCGTGCGCCGGTATCGTTTACCGCAAATTTGGCCACCGTGCGCGCCCGAATGTTCTTTAAATCAGCCACCACCTTTTTACCCGTGCGTCGGCTGATTTTCTGCTCGAATTCGTCGCGCTCTGCGCCGGTCGGCGCCTTAATCCGCACCGTCCCGCCCCACTCTGGGCAGGCGACATCTTCCGTTGTAATATCCTGCGCGGCAAGAATCGCCTCTCTCGTCAATAATTCCATGTTTAGCCCTCGGAAATCTGTTTAAAAATCAAGGAAAACCCCAGATGAAGCTACGCCACCGTAATCGCGCCGGAAACCTTAACCGTGATGGCTGCGGTGAACGCGTCTTTCATGGGGGCTTTGGGTTTAAAGTTTTTGATAAATCCCGAAAACGTCCAGGTCGTTGGCGTCGCATCGCTGAGCGTAATGCGCCAATTCTTGGTGGTGCGCGCTAGCGCCAGCGCCATCAACCCGATCCCCGTTGTGCCGTGCGTCGCCGCGTCCGGATCGTACAGTACATCAAATTCAACCTCTCCGCCGTCAATTAGGCCCGCGATAAACTCTTTCCACCAGCTAGTATCGCGGCTGGTAAAATCGACCGCATCCGTCTGGATATTCGGCCCGCCCACATCGCGCACCGCCGCGATCGGCGTGTAGGTGCCCGGTGTGGCGGACTCAACAGACATAATGCACGGATACCCGAGTAACTTGTTGGCCATCTCTGCCTCCTATGGCTCTTCTACATATTGCAAAATTGCATCCACGCTGACCCGGCTAAAGCGGCTGGTATCCTCGTAGAAATCATACTGATTGTCGATAAACACGGCGCCAATCCGGGGATCGGCCGTGCCAATCAGCCCATAGAGCGCCTGGCGCAGCACCTTGGCCACCGCCCACATCGCCTTGGCGTCGGCGGCGACCACGTCAAACTGGAACCGTGCCTGGCTTAAGGCCTGGCTGTCTGGTTGCGCGCTGTCGCGGTCTTCAATGGCCACGGTTGAAATGCGCTGATACATCACCGCTGGCAGCTCACCATTTTGCGGCAAGAGTTGCGGATAGAGCCGCTTGTCAATCAGCGTATTTAGTGGCTTGTTGGCCAATAGGTTTGCCGTCAGCGCCTCTTCAATCGTCATA